CCCATATTATCATCTGCATTAGTATCTTCAATGGTGAGTTTTGGTTTGGTTGATGTTGAAGATTTTAAATGAAGCATTGTTGAAGGACTTGATGTGCCGATGCCTAACTTATCAGCAATAAAACCTTGAGCAAACGAACCGGTTGATGTTGCTGAACCACTTATTTGATTTGAGGTATTTATAACTAACGGTTCATTTCCTCCCATTGTGAATGCAAGTTTTCCTACATTTGTCGAACCACCATAGACTGCAGATATACCTGCGTCATATGAAGCAACTCTAAAACCAACGGAAGCATGTGCATCATTGGTGGTGTTTATATTCTCAATACTTAAACCATTGAACGGTGCATTATCAGCGCCAGTATGGGTTGTATGTGATGTAGCATCGTTGATGTAAGCACTATAAGGTGCAATAGCATTTGAAATTGTACCACCACTACTTAAATAATTAACTTGAAATTTACGAGCTTTAGCTATACCAAACGAACCAGTTGAGGTTGATGAACCACTTACGTTTCCAAGAAATGTAGCATTGTTACTTGCATCAAGTGTTAGTGTACTTAAACTCTCTCCACCACCCAAGACCATTATTGCACTAGCCCTATTTGTTCTCATTCTAAAAGAATTTGCAGCATAATTCCACTTTGCCAAAACTGCTCTATTTAAACTTACACTTCCCCAACCAATTCCCATGTCATTTGCATCGGGGCCAATTAAAGTCATTCCTGTATTTCCACTACTTTCTATAATTAAATCATCGTTTTCTGAATTAGCAGTAACCGTACCAGCACTACCATTGAATACATGAAGCTTTCCATCAGGAACTGTGGTGCCGATACCGACCTTACCTGAACCATTTACAACTAAATCACTAAAAGTAGAATCGTGACGGCCAACAATCAATGGATAACTTGATGAATTTTTAGCCCCTACTACCAATCCATGTTGGTCTGCTTCATTTCTTTTATTAACTATTGTAACAGATGCTCCATGAGTAGATAATCCAGCACTTGATTCAATAGCTCCACCTACTGTTATAGAAACGGCATCTGTTGCTGGAGCTGCAAATGTAGAAACACCACTAACATCTACTCCTGCACCTACATCTAAGTTAGCAGCTACATTTACACCACCACCAGTCGCATCAATTGTAATTGGTGAACCACCATAGGCAACTGAGGCTATTTCTAATATATTAGCACCACTATTGAATATTCTCCATTTTTCAGTCGTACCCGCACCACCTGATAAAAAATTTATATAATGTGACTGTGGTACTTGTATTTTACCAAACGAACCGGTTGATTTTGCTGAACCACTTATTAGGGAATCTCCATTAAATACAACATGAGTTTGAGATGTATTACCTATTACAGTTTGATTATCTGCTGTAGCAGCAGCATCATGTCCTATTACAATTCTGTTTGCGGCTGAAGTAGAACCTAAATCTGCACCCTGACCTATTCCGATATTGAAATTACCCGATTGTAGTGCATCAACTGCATTTCTTCCGATTCCGACATTACCAATTCCTGTAGTGACTCCTTTCAATGCTCTATAACCAACGGCAGTATTACCTGTGGAATTTCCACCAGTAAGGTTTTGATAACCAACTCCTACATTTTGGTCACCTGTGGTTATTTGACTACCGACAGTAAATCCAACAAAGATATTACCAACAGCTCCAGTTGTGAGATTCTGTCCTGTACCTCCGAATCCAATTGAAACATTATTAGTACCTCTTGTGAAATCCAGTTTAGCCATCCCATCGGATGAAACCAATTCTAATATACCAAGCGAGCCTGTTGAAGTTATCGAACCTGAAACGAACATTGACATTATTTTTTATCTCCTGATTTACTATAATTATTAAGTTTCCTAAGTTCTTTGACTTCATCTGATAATTCTTTTACTGCTTCTAACAACACTGCGGTTATTCTTGTGTAAGACATCGCAGTTACATCCCCATCTTCATTTTTCGCAACGAGTTCAGGAAATATTTCATTTACTTCCTCTGCAATCATACCAATACTGTGTTCTTTAGTTTTTTTATAATCAAATTCTACACCACGAAGTTTTGTTATCTTTTCTAACGGACTTTCTATTTGTCTCACATTTTCTTTGTATGCAATAGAAGATGCCTCTACCACACTACCTATGGTAGCCTGACCTGGTACGGATAATGCACCAAACGAACCAGTTGTAATAGATGAACCACTTACTTTTGTATCTGCTATAGTTAATTGTTTATGTGCAGTATTAGCATTTCTAAATTCAAGTTCATTATTATTATCGTGTCTAATCTGATTTACATTAGCCCCTTTGTAAATAGAGAACACACCACCCCTTAATGTTATACCATCCCCAAGACTCATACTCGAACCTGTTATATGACCGTTGATACTAACATTATATCCAGCTGCAATTAACTCTCCACCATTATTTATTGAAAGAGCACCAAACGAACCAGTTGAGGTTGATGAACCGCTTATATCACCATCAACTGTTAGTTTTGCACCTGGTGTTAATAATCCATCACCTATTCCGATATTTCCATTTGTACCAACAATTAACCTATCTTGACCATTATCACTATCTCTAATTTCAAAACGACCACCATTTGACTTTAAATCATAAGTTCTTCCATTTGTAGTACCAACTAATCTAAATACACCGACTGCATCTGTTGAAGCGATTATACCCGCGACATCTAATGGATATGATGGAGTCGCGTCTCCGATGCCAACATTTCCGTTTTCTAATATTCTTACCTTTTCTGAGTTGGCAACATCAAATCTAATATAACCGGTGCCAGCATTATTAATATCAGCAGAAAATTCTAAGCCAGCGTTTCCACCCCCTAAAATTCTATGTTTTAAGTTAGAGACATTAGTATCGTGAAGATTTATTATTGGAGACTGTGCAGTAATATTGACTTCAGATCCAGTTACATTTAAAGATCCAGTAAACTGATGAACGTCATCTTGAGTATCACCGAATATGGTTGAACCACTGCTAAATGATGCAGTTATATGACTGACTGAAGAACTAACAACCAATCTGTTTGCAATTATATCTCCTGTAGCCCTTATATCACCTACAACATGCAGTTTATGACCAGGAGTCGCAGTTCCAATACCGACATTGCCTGAACTATTAACTCTAGCAAATTCTGTTCCATTTCCTTGTATAATTAAAGGATGATAACCACTTGCTCCATTTACAGTCAATCCAGCACCTGTCATCTGTAAGGTAGTTATAGCCGCAACACCACTTCTTTTAATTCCAATAGTATCTTCTACGGTTAATTTATTTGAAGGACTTGTGGTCCCGATGCCGACATTACCGCTATTGTTAATTCTTAACCTTTCACTCCAACTTATATCATTTCCTGCAGTTCCACTTCCAGCTGTATAAAATCTATGTTCACCATTAAGTTGTTGATACATGCTAGCTTCATCAGTTACTATATATTCCCAAGAATCATCTGTATCTATATGGGAATTATGATTTAATGCTAAAAATCCACCAGCTGATGTTCCTGAATTTGATGTTAGAGTTGTTAAACCGCCCAGGGTTAAATTTCTAAAATTTGTGTGTGTAGCAACAGGAGTTGTTCCAATGCCGAAATTACCTGAAGCATCTATTCTAACTCTTTCAGTATTTGATGTACCAGTATGAAATGTAAGGAAACCTGATTGTAATTTCATCTGAGCACCAGCATTTGTAGCACCATATACATGGTTTAAAGTAACAACTGTCAAACCAGAATTATTATGTGTAATATTTAATCCTGCCCCACCACCTATTTGAATATCTCCGTTTGCAGTTCCAAATTGAGCATTGTCTGCTATTTCTAATCTACCAAACGAACCAGTTGATGTTGATGAGCCACTTATTTTTGTATTTGCGTATGGAAATTCAACATTACTCCCATCAATCTTCATCATAACATTTTCATTATTTCCAATAACATCTGTCGTATGTGCTATTGAAAAACTTTTTTCATGATCAAAGTATTGTTTTATTGCACCATTTGATGAAAATACAGTATGGAATTGAGTTGCTTGATTACCTCCGGTATTATCTTTTAACATTAATACAGGATTAGGGCCTTCAACAATAATTTGATTATCAAAACCAGCTTGTTTAGTTGTTGTTCCTAAAAGTAAACTATTAGCACCGTGAACCATAGCAAACGAACCCGTTGAGGTTGATGAACCACTTACATCACCCCCAAATTCAACGTTTTGACTAGCATCTATGACAATAGCATCTGTATTATTAGTTCTTATATGTAATGGAATAGCTCCTGTAGACGCTACATAGTTTTTTGCATTTTGTGCTCCACCTAAAGCAAGAAAAGTACTATTTCCAGCACCATCTTCTAAAACCAATTCACCTTTTATTTGAACTACTCTATTTGCACCTGCTAACTGTTGTGAAGGACTTGTTGTATTGATACCGATATCGCCATCACTTTCAACTGAAAATCTTTTAGTAGTACTACCATTAGTCAAAATATACATCCTATCATCAGATTGGTCATATCCAACTACACCTCTGTCTGCATCCTCAGAACACCCAAACTGTATTTGACCATGAGCTGTAGTACCGCTTAATAAATTAATAGAAGTAGCAGCACTATTTTCTACCACCAATTGTGCATCAGTATGACCAGAAATTGAACCAGCACTTGCCTTATGAATGTGTAAATTTGTGTCAGGTGTTGTGGTCCCGATGCCGACATTACCAGTTGTATCTATTGTCATAGCAGTTGTTATTGAACTAGCAGTTCCATCCTCACTTACACTAAATTGAATCTCACCACTATCGTTATTACTACCGTGTCCTGAAAAGGCAGCTATTCTTGCTACATTATCACCACTATTTCTAAATACTATTTGAGAACTATCATTTGTTGATGTTCTTGCACCCTCTAAAACGATAACGGCAGCATCATCTGCTTTTCCATTTTCAATATGAATACCCGTATTTCCAAATGAAGAATCATCTTCAAATATATAAAGCTTTGCTGCTTGGTCTCCACCTAAAGTTGATGTCCCTATAGAGACATTGCCTGTGGATAAAACTGAACCAAACGAACCGGTTGAGGTTACTGAACCACTTATGTTTCCACTACCTGTAATGTGAATTACATTTTTGATTGAATTACTATTTAAATCTAAATCTTGTGTCGCGGTGTGATTACCTAAGTTATCTGCACTACCACCACCACCAGCACCTACTTGTGAACCACCTACAAACAATTTACCGGCGACATCAATTCTACCAAAAGAACCAGTTGAGGTTGCTGAACCACTTATTTTTGCAATATCAGTTCCAAACTCTGCGGTATTACTTGTTAATGAAAATACAGGTGCTGAACTAGCCGCTGCTGTAAATTCCATTCTATTGATAGCGTGATCATAATCAATCATACCTATATTATCGTCTTGAGCATCTGCAAAATATATTACACCATTTGCATTGTTTGCACTTATTATTGATATACCAGCATTTCCATTATTTTCGATAGCTAATTGAGTATCGGTATTCGGTGCTATTGAGGGATCACCATCAGAAATGTGCAGTTTGACATCGGGATCAGTAAGTCCGATACCGACATTGCCTGAACTATTTATAGCCATGCGTAGAGTACCAGTAGTTGTTGTATTATTTGCTGATGTGTAAAATTTTATATCTTTTGCCGAATTGTATGTTCCAGTACCACCACCGATTTCTACGATAGCATGATTTCCATCACTATAACCACTAAGCATAAGAAAATCTTCTTCTGCTACTGTAGAGTGAGGAATAAGTATTCTTCCACCATTTGGATTACCATTTGTTCTACCATTAGCTTTACCACCTAATAATATATCATCTCCAAAAATATCCAAAGCATATTCAGGTGTTCCAGTTCCAATACCCATTATACCAAACGAACCAGTTGAGGTTGCTGAACCACTTATTTTAGTGGCTGTAATGTCTAATATATCTACACCACCTGCTGAAACTTTAATGTTATCGGCCGATGATTCTCTTAAATGTGTGTTTCCACCACCATCTAAATAAAGTTTTGAAGTAGCACTAACACCAGCTCCTGTTGATAGAAAATCCCACATTGTTGTACCACCAACGGAAACTCGTATATCATTAGCAGAATGTTCATATATGTAAGTATCACCACCACCATCTAGATATATCTTTTGTGTTGCTGGTACACCCATTCCAGCTGCTACAAAGAAAGCAGATTCAGTTTCTCCAACAACCATACGAACATCATTATTGGTTTTTTCATAGAGAAATGTTCCACCATTACTGTCTAAAACTAATTTACCTGTTTGTGGTAATCTCAGTTGACCAAACGAACCGGTTGAGGTTGCTGAACCACTTACTGTTCCTGTATGAAGTGTAGCTCCAACATCTTCACTCATATAAATGTCTGTGATATTATCACCACCAATTGTAGCAGTATTTGAACCTTTACCAGTTGCTGTTCCTAATACTATTTCACCATTAGCATTTGTAGTGCCTGTTTGAGCATATTGTCCTAAATAGACACCATTTTCAGTTGTAGTGTTTGTTACTCCATTTCCTGTTCCTGCAAAAGTTCCAATTGCAACATTACGAGCACTATCGGTAAGTGTATTGCCTGCCCTATCTCCGATAATAACATTAGCTATACTCTGTTGACCAGCAGTTCCCGCGGCATTACCAATAAAAACATTACCATCCGCATTTGTGCTGTTTATATTAAGTCCAGTACTCAATCCGATGAAAACATTCTTATCACCGAAATCATCACCATCTGTTCCACCGGCACTTGTTCCTATAACAACATTGTCATCACCACGAGTTCTTAATTTAGCCGCATTCTTTCCTATGTAAACATTTCCACCAAAATCAGCCATAGCAGTTCCAGCATTAGAACCAATCGCAACATTAATTTTATTTACACTATCACCAAGAAAAGCACTACCAGCATTTGTTCCAAAAGCAAAACTTTCACCAGTAGAATTTACCTGCGGAAAGTGTTTTCCATTTTGCATTACCGAACCAAAAGAACCGGTTGATGTTGATGAACCACTTATGTTTCCACTAGCTATTACATTTCCAGATTCAACTTCTAAATTACCATTTTCTACAGATACACCAACAGTAGCTTTTATTCTAAATACATCTTGACCACCCATTCTAAACTCAATTTCATTTGCACCTTTTCTTTTAATGCTTGAGTCTGTATCAGTACCGAATGCTAAAGCATCAGGTATCAGTAAACTACCACCGAAATTACCTGAAGAATCTGTAATACCATTCGCATGAACAACACCAAACGAACCAGTTGAGGTTGATGAACCACTTATGTTACCAGTAATTGATAATGAACCAGTAAATCGATGTGTATCGGTAGTAGTATCACCAAAAATTGTTGAGCCACTTGAAAAACTTGAAGTAATATGACTTACCGAAGAACTGATTACATACCTTTTTGCAATAACATCACCAGTAGCCCTTATATCACCGATAACATCTAAATCAAATTGGGGATCAATTCTGTTTATTCCAACTTTATTTGCAGAAGAATCAACATATAATACGTTAGTATCAACAGCTAAGTTACCACTTATACTCGTATTTTTAAGTAGACTAATTGCAGATGTTGTTAGACTAATTACTTTAGTTCCACCACCGGCATACAAATCTAAATCCCCACTACCAATTATAGGAACTGTGGTTGTTAAAGCACTTGTTGATAAAGTTATCTCATCAGAACCAGCACCCGCATCTAATACTAAATTCGTACCAGCACCAGATTGTAGTGTTAATGCTCCGGCTGAAAATACAAATCCACCATTTGCTACCTGTACATTTCCATTGAATATTGCATTACCACCCTCGGACATATCTAATTGTAATGCAGTTATTGTAGAGCTACCATCGACTCCTTTGAATAAGATGTCATTATTATTACTTATTGATTTTATAACTAAGTCTGAAGAAACTCTACTTATCCTACCGAACTCTGTTCCACCGTCCTGTAATCTGATTTGTGCACCATCAGCATCAAGTATCATATTACCTGAAGTCGTAATATTACCACTTCCAACAGACAACTTTCCGAATGAACCAGTTGAGGTTGCTGAACCACTTATGTTACCAGCTATTTCTAAATTACCACTACCTGTTATATTTTGTGTAAATGATGTTCCGTTTGTAGGACTAAAAGTTGCATGAGTTGTATTTCCACTATTTGTATAGAATATTAAATCAGTATTTGAGTATCCTGTAATTCCATATCTAGCACCGATTCTAGTTTGAAATTGTACTTCGCTTTTATCCGAAACTATATTAACTGTACTGGTATGAGGATCAACCTCGAAGTAACCTTTATAATTTTCAAGTCTTATACCTGCAGTAGTAGCGTTTCCGTATACTGCCATTGGAGCTGAATTTGATTGACCAAGCTCAACTCTACCAAACGAACCAGTTGAGGTTGCTGAACCACTTATTTTTGCATTAGCAATCTCACTAAAAATATCTCCTGTTTCATTAATTTTGAAAAAGGTTTGTCCATCTCCTTTAAATATTTCTAAAGTCGGATCATTACCCACATCTTTAAATTCTAAGAAGTTTTGTGTATCATTAAATCTTTCAATGACAAATAACTCCGTGTCTCTTGCTATTCCCTTTATCTCTAGCTCAGCATCTGGATTAGATGTACCTATGCCTAACTTATTATCAATATAACCAGCGCCAAACGAACCGGTTGAGGTTGATGAACCACTTATGTTACCAGCTATTTCTAAATTACCACTACCTGTTATATTTCCACTTGCCTTAATATTTCCTGTTACGGATAATTTTTCACTTGGGCTTGTATCTCCGATGCCGACATTACTATTGATAACTGTCATAAATCTACTACCACCACCATGAAATCTCCACTCATCCGTAGCATGTTGATATTCTAATTGAGCAGCATAAGCTTGAGCACCACTTGTACCATCAGCCATCAATATAGCTGATATTCCGTTTGTGTTTGTAGCAATTGTTAAATAATTAGCAGAAGCTTGAAATGTTACCAATGGAGAATTGAAATAAGAGCTTGGACTTGCTGTTCCGATGCCCAAATTTGTACCATCAAATACTAGATTCGCTTCCGCATTAGCATTTGTAGAATCTACAGAAGTTAAAATTCTATTATTTGAACTATTGGCTACTGTATATGATGATGGTAAATTACTAAGGTCTGATGCATCACCCAATAATTTTCCAAACGAACCTGTTGATGTTGCTGAACCACTTACATATGCACCACCCAATAGTTCCAAACCTGCTTGTCTAATTACAGCAGTTGGAGCTCCATTTGCTGAAATTCCTATTTCATTGGTAGCATATTTGTAAATTCCATTTCCACCTGAATTTATAACAAATCCTGGTTTAGTCGCAGTTCCATCAAATTTTAATCTTATAGGTGAGAAAAATTGATTTTGTTGAAAACCATTAGCAGTAGAACCAGCTATTATTGAACCAAACGAACCGGTTGAGGATGCTGAACCACTTACATTACCTGAAGAAGTTATGTGATTCAGTGCAGCATTACTTCCAGATGTTATTACTTTTTTCCAACTTGGCATTTACTTTACTCCTAATTGTGGTTGGTTACTCTCTCGAGCCCACTTCCCATTTGGGCCAACATTAAGATTTTTGAGCATATATCTGAACTATCTCATCATACTCTTTTTTTAATTTTTCTGTGACTTTGATTACCATACCAATGTCACTACCTTTATGATTTGTATTTGCAATCATTTTGATTAAAAATTCCAAATCCTCTAATTCGAATGGATGAACATAAGCTTTTTTATCAATTATGTTTATACCACCCTTAGTTACTAAAGCCATATATAACCTCTATATTTACGCTGTCCTAATATAAATTTCTTGATCGTCTGTATCAACCCACATTTCACCTACACCGTAATCACCATCAGAAGTAGTTGGTGAGGCAGTTGATGTCTTTACTGTACTAACAAATTGAAGTGGAGTTACTGCAACTGCATTTGATGCTACAGTTTTAGATACTGCCCATCTTTCTTGTTGAATGTCATGATAAAAAGCAGATCCGGTGTCAACTGCTGCACCATGCTGTACAACTAACCCAGCATCAACATTTGCTCCAGCAGAACCAGTTGCTGCAAATATAAATTGGTCACCTACTGCTAAGTTTGTTGTTGATAAAGTTGTTGTACTACCATTGACAACCAAGTCACCTTGTATTGTTGCATTAGTGGAAACAGTTAAAGCACCTGTAATGTCTACACCAGATGAATCTACTCTCATCTTTTCTGCGTTACCCGCATCAAATACGATTACATCATCCGAAGTAAAATCAATAGTTGTATCACTACTAGCTCTTCCGATAACTAAACCTGTATTTAAAATACTTTGTACCGAAGTAATATTCGCATCTAAATCAAAGGTAACTGTATCCGAACCGGCATTTGTTGTAATTTTTAAACCATCGGAAGATGAAGCAAAAGTTAATGTATCAGAATTTGAATCTGCTACAATATTAGTTTGTCCACCAACAGCCACCGTACTGAATATATTACTACCAATGGTCGAGTTTGTACTTAAATCTAAACTATTACCATCACCAACAAATGAACCTGTAAATGAACCAGTTATTTTACTAGCTGCCACAGTTGAGTCATTTACTAATATATCTACAGTTGCATTTCCGGTATTGAGTGTCGAAGTTCCATTATCAATGTTACCAAACCCACTTGCTATTGTACCAGCTCCAAGTGTACCTACTGATGTTATTTGTGTTTGTGAAGCATCAACATTGATTACCAATGTTCCATCACCTGTAACGGCTGTTAAGCCAGTACCCGCTACATCAGATGCTGCTTCAACTGCTGGACCATTAGTTCCACCGACTATAATACTTCCGTTAGTTGTTAAGGCAAGTGAACCCACTGCATCAGTTCCACTATCTTGCGATATTAGAACTGCTTTGTCCGTCAAAGACGATGCACCAAGACCACCTTGTGCTACTGGTAACGCAGTGTCTAATTGCAAAGAAGCGAGTTCTGCAGCCGAACCACTTACAATTACTTTTTTCCAATTTGCCATTTTACTTCTCCCTAAATGATATCATCTAATTATAAATATCAGTTTTTTAAATTATGAATCGAATCCAAGATACCATTCATCATCTGTATCGTAATAAATTCCCCCAGCTACCGCAGTAGGTGGAGTTGATTGTCCATTCAAAACTACAAACCCATCTCCAACTCTGAATACTAAATCATCACTACTATTATGTACTCTTAGTAAGTCTGTTGAATCGCTTGATTTAAATGTAAATTTTGAACCCGTAAATGTATTAGTACCGCTTGATTCTTGCCAAATACTACTACCATATCTAAACAATGTATTTAAATTTAAAGCGCCAAACGAAGCAGTTCCACTAGCACTAACCGCACTACCAGTTATATTACCTGATATATCTTTTCCATCTACTATTGAAAAATCACCAGCTGGTACAAATTGTCCTGTTACTTTTACGCTCATTTTACTTTCCTTATACTGTATCTACTAATACAGTAGCATTAGTCATTGTTAATAAATTAGTCGACCTATACACACTATAGTCTTCTTGGAATCCAACAGCATTCGTTACTGTGACATCTGACTGTTGGTTGAAACTAAAAGGAAGATTTGTACTGTTATCCTTTAGTTGATAGTCTGTATCATTATCTCCATATCTGGCTGGTATTGCAACTATTACAAATTGGCTTGTAAATGAACCAACCGATAGTGTGTTACCTGTTACAGAACCATCATCATATGAAGTGTTTTTGTTTGTCAATGCTTCTACACTAGCTTCGTTATTAGTCCACGATGAACCAGTACCCCAGTAAATATAATTTCTTATCTGGTTATTAGTACTAGTCACAAAGGTAGTGGAATGTGCATCTATATTTTGTTCCTTACTAGCATATACAAAATAGTTTTCTGTATATCCAGCAGTATTAAGATAACTTACTGTTTCTCTCAAAGGCGTTTTAGTGGTAGCATCTGTTCTATCCATAGCAACAGTCAATCTATTTGGATTATTACCACAATATACTTGTGTAACATTTGTATCACCTGTTCTATGTGCAAATGCTAAATGGTTAGAGCTACCAATAGATAATCCGGAAAGTGTTCGTGTTGTATCAGTACCCGTAATACTATTAGCTGCTGCTAGTGTTCTTATATCTGCTTGATTGAATCCGTTGTTTTTACTCAACTCTCCGTAAACAAATTGGTTTCTAAAATATATTCTTTGGTCTGTAAAATCATCACTGGTATCACTTCCAGCAGAAGCAAATAATTTGAATCTTATATCATCGTTAGGACTTGGTGGATAAGTAATTATCATCGGATTAGTACCTAAAGTAAAACTCGAACTCAATGGAAACATATCATAGGAGCTACTTACTGAACCATCTACGAAACCTTGAATTTTTGGTGCTCCTTCAGCACTACCATTAAACCCATCAGGTGGGCCGTTGTTATATGATGCGGTAAATTGAAGTTCTCCAATTGCCTTCCACGATCCTGTTCCAATTAATTGTGGCGAAGTTGAGTCATTCATATCAAAATCAGCTATTGTAAATACAAATGTCGTTCCTTCGTCAGCAGCTACAAATTTATTTCCATTAAATTTCAGTACTTGGTCACGACTTACAGTTAGTAAATCAAGTTCTCTTTTATTTACAGAAAGTGAACCGCTTACTGCAAATGAACCAGTTAATTTTGGATTTAATTGTCTACTGTGTATTAGTGCCATATGTTATCTCTTTTTCTTTCCTATCTACCCACCAACTTGAAATAGATTTAGATATCTTTTTCTTATGTTGTGTAGTTTTAGGTTGTTTCATTTTGTCAATCGTATCCATAGTAAGCTTTCTATCTGATTGGGCACAAGATTTACAAACTGAATTATTACCAACTGCTCTATCAAAAGAATCTTTTCTAGAATATGTTAGTACTTTTCCACAATCTGGACAAGGTCTATTTTTTCGATTCTTCCAATGTCTTTTCCTCATAGTAATAAATATAAAGAAATGGTAAAAGAAAAGTGGAATTTACGAATTAAATTTACCTTGAGCTATTATTTCATCATCAGATTCTAAAGAATAACCTATACTGTTTGTATCAATTAATAAAAGAAAGGTTGAACCGGTTTGTTTTATTGTCAATGCATCGTGTTCCATATACTGACCATTGATAAAAAATAAAAAGTCCTGTTCATTTGTTGTGGTAATACCCGTTGGTGCTGAAGCTGTTACGGCAGTAAAGCTTGCTGTAGATGGAATTGTAATTGAAGTTGCTTTTTTTACAAAGTTTTTTCTAAGATAATTATTAGTATCTGTGGTTGATACCCCACCTATGGCTAATGAACCCGTTACATCTAATGAACCGGTAAACCTATGTTTATCATCTAAAGTATCTCCAAATATATTAGAACCACTGGCAAAAGAAGTTGTCATGTGAGTTACGGAAGAGGAAACGATATAATTTTCTGCTATTATATCTCCTTGTACAACCCAATCTGTATTTACTTGTGCTTTTCCATCCTCTCTCTGTGAAATTTCAAATGATGTCGGACCTATATGAAGAGTATTTGAAGCACTTACGTTATTAAACTGAACTGTACTTGTGGTTCCAACATCTTGTCCTATTGCAAAAGAAAAATTACCTTCGGATGTTCCATCAAATGTACTACCACCACCTATTGTTACTCCAGTTCCAGCGGTAAAATTAATTGGATTTTCTAAACCACCACCACCGGCTGCTCCAGCTTGCTGCACACTTATGTTAACATCTTGTCCGGTTTTCGTTATTGCTCCTAAATCAATAGATACATCATCACCGATAAGAATTCTCTTCGGAGTCATTTTTTTCTGAGTGGTAACTACTTTACTAAATTCTTCAGGTAATAAATAACCATTCATAGTTACAGAGAAAGTTGTTTTAATAATTCTTTCCTGATTTACATTAACTTCACTAGCATCTGTATAATTATCTATCTGTGTTCTAAATTTAAATTTACCATCTTCACCCCAATAAGCTCCTTCTGAATAAATTAATTTTTCAACAATAGAATTCATTTGCTCTGTATACGAAGTCCATATTACAAAATCATAACTTAACTTTACATAATCAGGTACCGGTACTGCGTATAATTCTCTAGTAGGATTTAGTCCTTGTTGAACCGAAAATTTATCATATCTGTTCTTATCAGAATATTGTTTTTGAAAAGTATATTGTAACTGTGGATCTTGTGGATTTAATTTATCAACAGCTAAATCATTATCTTTTTCTATAGATGTTCTTTTAAATGCAATCAAAGGTATTATCAATTGCTTCTTATTATCGTAAAGAAATCCTCTTTTCTGTACCATAGACCATCTTTCAGGATTAGCATACATAATAGGTACTTTAATCATTTCTCCATTTTCAACTACCTGAGGTTTTATTACATTATTGAAATAAAACATGATGGTTGCATCTATATCCATTAACCCTATGGAAAAGTTTTTTACTTCATCATCTTTTCTTGATTTTTTGAAACCACGATTGAAATCTTTCCTTTTCGAACGAGGTATTGGTTTTTCACGAGCCATCAAATACTCCTAACTCTTTCTATTTGTATAGAGCTTTTTCTAACTAAAAATGTTGTTGCAATTACTGAATAGTTTTGATCGAACATTCCACCTATCAATTGGTTTTCATTTATAGAACCTACTTCAAAATATCCATAGTTCCATTCGATTAAATCACCTATTTCTAATACCACACTGCTATCTATAAAGGATTGTCTTAAAAATGCAAATGACGCGTTTTGTCTATTGTCAACACTAAAATCATCCTGATTGTAATCAAAATCTTCAGCGTTTACTAAACAATTCATTTGAACACCATCTTTATAAATTTTATTTCCAGCATCACTTTCACCATACATATTTGTAGCTGATAAAGAAAGTGAAGGTTTATAAATCACTACTTCTTGATTTATAATACCATCTTTATTATTTTTTTTATCACCCACAAGTTCTTTTGTAATCCTAGTTATTAAGTCTACATCTTTTTGTGGTAAGAATCTTCCAGCCATCTTTCTATCCTATGTATATTGGATAAGGAACTTTTTGTAATTTTTCTTGTAAAAATTCTGCCTCATCCTTATCAGCTTCTAATAATGATTTTCTACTTGTTTGTTCTAAGATTTCTCTAAGCTGAGTCATTAAAAATTCTTTTTCAGTTGAAGCCTCAGTTCTAAGTGTATCCCCATCCAAAGTAGTTTCTGCATTTGGAATTGGTAATGAATTATACTTACTTCTTATCTGCCCTAGTAATTCTTTACACAAAGCAAGTGCATATTTTTTAATCCATTGTTTTCCTACATCATTGATAAATTTAAACTGCATGTTATCATATGGTGCGTTCGATATATCAGATACAACACCTGTTACCTTTCCTTGTGCAGTATTATTCCTATCATCTTTCAATAGATAATTAAAATGTAATTTATAATTTTCTGTCGGTGGGGGAAATATCCTTAGCTTATTATTTACTAACTCAAAAGAGTATGCAGATTTTCTTATTTGGTCGTTAAATTCTATTGCCTGTACTTTGAGTATATCCGCATACATCGGCATCATCATAAATTGTACAGCAGGTGAAAATTTTCCAAAACCAAAAGAATCTAACATATTATAAGAACCATCGCCTGTTCCAGCATATGGATCGAAATATCTTGTAATAGCAGGAGAACCTTCGTAAAATACTTTTCTGATTTCAATACCCGAACCAGATTGTGCTACACTTTCACTTACTTGTGCCCAAGCATTTAAATCATACACCTGTGAACCACTTACTACATTTATAGAACCACTCTTAAAATCAATAGTACCACCGACTCCAGCCTCAGTACCATACTGTTCAGATAACTGTATTGCCCTACCGAAAGTTGGTGTTACTTTTGTATGAGTTATATTAGAACCTGTAGACTGTCCTTGTAAAGATAAAATATTATCTTTAATATTGAATTGATTTACTTGTGCACTATATTCTGTAATGGATTCTTCGTAGCAAGCATAAAATTGTGATTCTTGCAATTCTATAGCAACTATTGGATATCCTAGTCTTTTTGCAGCCCAATTAGAGAATTTATCAACCGAATGATTACCTGAACCAGAAAACTCTGTATCTGTATCGTAAAATCCGTATGGTGTTTCTCCTGGTGAAAAAGAACTACTTCCTGGCCAAATTACTTCCATTATTTTTCTCCTAAAGTATATAGATATTCAATAATAAATATAAGATAAACAAAAAAAGGGGAAGTAAACACTTCCCCTTTTTAAGTAATAAGATTAATTGATATTCAATTAAACTTGATCGATGTCTGCGACAATGACTTTTCCATAGAATTCTGGACGAACCATCTTCTTTGCATATCGAGTCATTACTCCACGACGAGGTGTGAAGTTCTGAGGATCGTATACTAATGGAGTCATAATCATTGGTACATATGGAGCATATACAGCACCGGTTTCTAAGAAATTACTTCCTCTGAAACCTACCAATATATCATTAGCAGTCATGTATGGGTTCTTATAAACAGTATATCTGTTATTAATAGAACCAACAGCTTCAACACCCATAGCATATGTCTTAGCAGATGCATCACCTGTGTTAGCCATATATCCACTTACAGATTCTAAGATTGTAGCAGTTTCAGGAGAAACAACAACAAAATTAGCACCACCACGTAGTGTTTTCTGATGGATAGCATTAGACACAGATTGTATCTTAATACCTAATGTTTGATACCAAGAAGACTTAGTATAAGCATTAGATGCACCACTTATTTCAGACCATGCAGGAGCACCTGTTCCTGATCCGTTATACTCAAATCCAACTTTAGCTGACCAGTATGCAGTCTTAGCTGAAGCATTTAGTGCTAACATATCTAGGATTTCTAAATCGATTTCCATAGCGATGTATTCACTTAACATTGCTGTTAATTCTGCTTCTGCATCAACTGAATGATAAGCATTTAAGTCTTGAGCTAACTCAGGAGTCCAAACAGCTTTCAACTTACGAGTCTTAGCAACGATTGGAATTGATCTTAACTGAATGTCTACTTCAGGAATCTGAAGATCATCAGCAGCAGCTGGACCAGGTACGGTGAATGAATCTTGTTCAAAATCACCACGTGCTGTTGCAGTTGGCTGTTGATGGTACATTACAGATGCTGTAGCAGTTGTGTCTACCATTGCAATATTATCATCAGCTGTGTAAGCTTCACCATGCTGTACTATAAAAGATACATCACCGTTATTAGCTACAGTTGTATACTGAGGGAAAATTGCATCGATGAAAGAACCACTTACTTCCCAAGCTTTTGCACCGTCATTGTCAGCATTTGTAAATGCAGCTGAATCAACTGTTAACTTAGATAAGTTACCAGCAGATAAAGAAGCACTTAGGCTTGGTTCGAATTCTAACTCTTTCCATGTTGGATGTGTTAAACTGAACGTACCATTTGCAACAACAGAACCTGAGATTTGAATTGCAGTTACTTTATCGTTAATTGAATATCCAGATTTACCAGATCCGTAAAGACCTTGTGCAGGATCGCCTGAACCTGAAGTCACACCAAACACATCTGTGTTCTGTGTGTGATTTGCTTGGTTGGCAGAACCATATTTAAAATCAAGATAAAAGATTAGACCAGAAGGTAAATTCATAGGCTGAACACTAACAAACTCTTGTGCTGAAATTTCACCAAAGATTCTACGAACCAATGGTAAAGCAACACCAGACCATTCTTCTCTAGATCCACCAGTACCTGTACCCGAAGCTTCCTTAATAAGCTGAGTTGCCTGGTTTTCTAAAAGAACAGCCATTCCTGTTTTCTTAGTGGGTTCACTTATGTCATCTAACAATCCGGTTGGCTCCCATTTATCGACTAACTTACGAGTCTGAGCTAGGAGCTCTTGATGAGGGTTGTGTCCACCCATCAAATCGTTAATATTTAAGTCTGACATTTTATGTCTCCCAATTAAATAAGGTTAGCTAACTTCTTAAACCTATCTCTCAAATCGTTACTTTCAGTAATTACTTCTTTTTCAGATTTGGTAGACGCGACTGGCTTTGAAGCAGCTCCCTTAGATTCATTAATTTCATTTTTTCTAGAACCAAAAGACTCACCAAGTGTAGAATAAACTAACTTGACTTCTCTAAGGTTACTAGCTCTATCGAATTGCTCAACGACTTTCATCTTCTGTTCGTTATTCAAACCATACTTTCTGAATAGTTTGTTTGTAAACAAAAGTTTAGCATTTAGCAAGTTAACTTCATTTAGCTTTACACGAAGGTCCTCAATGACAGAACGATGTTCTTTAAGATCTGATTGTAGTTTTGAAACTTCATCCATTTCTTTTTCTTCATCTTCTTCTTCAGAAAGTGCTTTCAATACTTCTTCAAGATCTACATCTTCATCCATATCTTCTTTATCTTCACCTTCTTTTAGTTTTGCTTTTCCATCATTTCCGATTCCTGAAGAATCACCGGCTTTCTTATCAAGCTTATTATCAGATTTTCCAATACCTGAAGATACATCATTTTCATCAACGGTTTCATCCATCTCTTCTTCTTCTTCTTCATTTATTTCTGATTCTAGCTCTTTAATAACAGCTTCCAAATCAAGATCTTGATTTTCATCCATCTCTTCATCTTCTTCTTCTGTTACCTCTTCCATTTCTTCTTCTTCTTCGGATACTACAGGTGCATACTTAACACCATCGATTTCAATCACGTTTGACTCATCCATCTCATCTTCTTTTTCTTCATCCATCTCATCTTCGTCACCACGTTCTTCGAGTTCATCACCGTCACGATACATTTTAGAACGTTCTTCCATTTCATCGTCACCACGTTCCTCGAGTTCATCTTCCATCTCTTCGTTTTCCATCTCATCTTCATCTTCCATTTCTGTCTGAATCTTTTTTGATAGCATGTTCTGTAGTTTAGGTGTGAAAGCCTCTTCTAAAGCTAACTTTGCATTTTCTAAAGCTGTTTCACGAACTGCTTTAGCGTCAGCAATTGCTTCTTTTAAGAGATCATCCATTATTATTCTCCTATTTAGGATTTAGTATAGTTATTGGGAACTATAATAGAATTATTACATTCGATTACACCGTATAGGTAGGAACGGTGTATTTAGTTTTGATATATATAAATATAAAGAATTAAAATTTTCTATTCTTATTAGTGTAATCTTCTTCTAAAAGTTTGATTTTTTTCCAATGATTTCGTGCTTTTGCCTTATTTTTCATCTCTTTTTTAACGCTGGATGGCTTTTTGTAGTATTCTCTTTCCCTCAACTCATACAGAACACCGGCTTCTTTCACTTTTCTTTTGAATATACTAATTGCTTTTTCGTAATTGTTATTCCTAACATTCACTTTTATTGACATATGAACCTCTTAGTCTTTTTCGTTTTTTGCCTTATAATTTCTGTCAACATAATTGAAGAAATCTTTCTTATCGTCAGCTGACATATCTCCTATGTCTTTGACATTAAATTTTTTCATTGCTTTTTTGAAGAATACTTTGTAATCATCCTCTTCTCTAAACATCATTTTACTGGCCTCATCCATATCTTCCGAATCTTCATTATCGTGACCTGGTATGTGAGTTTCACCTATTTCATAATATCTATTTAAAATATTACCCATATCTTCATATAAACCACCCATTCTTTGTTGTAGTGAATTTGCCTCATTAGCAACTTTACCAAATTGTTTAGATAGGTTTGTAAGTTCTTTCATATTACGACTAACCGTTACCTTATCAAAGACATCATCTGTTTCGGATAAAGTATGTTGAGCAGCACCTTCAGCAATTGAAGATAAGGTTTCTGCTATACCTTTTAGACTATCCTTACCTGAGATAGCTTCTCCAAGTTTATTAAAACTATTTATCTGTGATACTAACTCTTTCACATTAATCTGTGGAGTGTCATTTTGTTCTTTTACCCAAGGACTACGTGAAACAATACCACCTTGTGTTGTAGTTTCTTTTAATAAATCTTTTAACTTAATCATAATATTCTCCTTAGATATAAATATATCTATTTCACAAATTTAAATGCAATTGACTGCATTTTTAATATTGGTAATTTTGCAAATTTCTTTTTATTAGTATTGTTAATAGCGTCATATACTTGAATTATAGCAGATGCAGAAAATCCATCCATTCTCATTTTTCTCTTTGTCACAGGATCTTTAATCACTTGATTCTGTTTATTCTTAACTACATCTCTAATTTTTGCTATGACATCCGGATCTTTTACCTCATTTACATTATCTTTGATTGGATTGGAGGCTTTTACTCTTGCTGAAAACTCAACAAAATATCTCTTATATAATTTCATTATCTCTAAAGCCTTCTTTCTATCCCTTTTTGCGACCTCAGTTTTTATAACATCCTTAATAATTTTATCAGCTCTATTTAACGCAATTTCAAGTTGTAATGCAATAACTTGATCTGATGTTAATTCATCTAATCTATTTTCGTGTAAATAGTATTTTTTTCTTCTTAATAAATCGTCTGTTGATAAATCTTTATCTATGAAATCGTCTGGTGCTTCATTTACACCCTCTCTCTTCTTAAATCTATCTTTAATTCTTTGAAATAAACTTTTTGCTTTCTTATGTGTTGAGGGATCTTTTTTGGCATAAGAAGATTGTCGTGCGGTATTTACAGAAACTTTGTTACCACTTTTTGCTTGAACCACCATTCTTTGTGCAGCAGCAATAGCAGCAGGATTTTCATTCAATATTGAATCATATAATTCTTTAATCTTATTAGGTAACTCATCATGTTTAGTAGCTGCGTATTTCTTTACTGACTTTTTAGTCATTGATTTTGCAGCTTTCTGAGCAGCTTTTGAAAACTTACTAGCGGGTACATCACCCTTCTGTATCGACCTAACGATACCCATAAACTTTTGTTGTTGTTTGGAAGCTGCTGGCACTTTCTATCCCCTCATTATATCGTTGATTACTGACTCTACCTTCCCATACTTACTATCACGAACAGGTGTGTTTTTATCAATACTTTCATTCATTGGATGAAGAAAAGCACCGTGTGTGGATGGGTTAGATACAAAATCAAAAGCAATTAATTCAAAGTCATCACCAACCTCTTGTGCACCATTCTCATTCATCGGTTCTACAGAACCCATACCACGAGAAGAAATACCCAATTTTATTCCGTTTTTGAATAACTCTCTCAAAATGTTACCGCTTGGCGTTGTAAGTATTTCTACTGTGCCTACTAAATCATCTCCATTAAATGCCATCTCTGTAATATTATGAGATACATTCTGTAGGTTAACAACAGATGATTCAGGATGGTCTAACTCACCCATAGCTCTTTTCTGTTTTACGAAACCTTCGGAATACTTATTAGCCTCCCTCATTAGAATTTCTTTTGGATATACCCTACCATTTTGGTTTTTGGTATCTGCTCTTTGTAGGATACCTCTGACAACGAGTTTACCATTGTTCTCTTTCATAGCCTCATTTATTTGGTCAGGCCCTACTTCAAATGGTAGGTAATCTACTATTAATTGTTTCATTTTAGACTCCTAAATATTCTATCATAATTTTCTTTTAATATACGAGAATTAGGTTTTTTCTTTCCTTCTTTGATTGGTTTATATGTTTTTCCATTGATTGTGATGGTTTCATCTTTACCTTTTACAATAGAATTTGCATAATCTCCCAAATCTGCCAAGGTTTCATCACCTTCACCATCCATAGCTTTTCTTATCTTATCATCTTTAGCTAGTTTTTGTGTAGCTTCAAGTGCTTCTTCTTTACTATCAAAGTAAATCACTTCATGCCCAATACCGACATTTATTCCATACTCAATTTTACCACCATCTTCAAAAGCAGTTACAGTCATCGCATTATCAGGTTCATCCACATCTTTACCCATAAGTTCGGCGTACATCCCATCATCTATTTCGGATGAAACTGAATTAACGTCTAAACCATTTAAATCCATACCTTCTAAAGAGCGAATGACATCATCATTTGCATCTGCTACATTGCTTTCATCTTCGTCATCATCGTCATCTTGTTTAAATAAGTAGTTAGGATCTTCTTCACGATCATCTCCACCATCCCTATCAAAATCACTACCGCCTAACTTATCACCATCATCCTTTTCACTATCATCACCACCTTTTTCTTGTCCACTCATCTTATCCCATGCTTGCTTTGCTGGGTGTTCTTTATCCATCTTTTTGGCAGCACCCGCAGTCATTTCCTGAGACTCGCCATCTTTATCTTTGTATTTGATGATTTTATCGTCATCAACTTCATTGATGTTTTTTGCAATTTCAAGTAGTGATATCATTAGTCTTTCTCCATCATAATTTCTGTTTTAAGACTTTCCAATTGTTCTATCCATTGGCCAAGCCTTCTAATCATGTAATTCTTATCTACATCTTTTTTCTGTATTTCTACCTGCCATCTTTTTAGCAAAGTCGAAATACTAAAAAGCGTGTCCATATAGGACTTCTTCTTATCTTCAAACGGCATAGTGACTCCAGTTATTGTAACTGCCCTACTTTATTCGCTAGTTTTACTAACCTCTCACTTATTTTGTTTAAAGCCTTATGTGTATTTTTCCAATATGACCTAGAATCTACATTTAGTTCATTTTTTAAACGTACATTCATCTTTACTAATCTATTAAGTTCATTGAGAGAATCTCTTATCTCTCTCATCGAACGTCCAATTTTTTGTTTCGGAGTCATTGACTCGTCATTTCTATAATCGTGATACTTTCCTTCATTTACAGATTCACTAACATTATCAAAAGCTCTATTTATGTATTCCATAGTGCTATAAACTTTCAAATTAAAATCTTGTCTAGCTTTTTCGTTATTACCTCGTTTATGAAGTGAAAATACATTTTGTAATTGTTTGTTAGCTAACTTTAACAAAAGACCTACTTGTCCTTGTTTAGCCATCTGTGGAGTTTCATTTAGAGCTTCCTTAACTACATCATATCCAGTTGAATTGGTAGAAATTTTCTTTTTCTTTTTCTTACCTTTAGCAGATTTGCCAGTAAAAGCATATGGTGTCTGATATCCAGGTGTAGCAGCAGAAGTAGAAGCTTCATCAAGCTCATCCTTAATTATTTCTCTTATGAACTCTTTGAGTTTATCTAACGACATCCTTTAGCTCCTTCACTAATTGATAATATCTCATAAGGGAAACAACCTGATTATCCTCAACAATCTTTCCTTTCAAAAGATTTTTGATTTGATTAATCGCTTCTTTTAATTTTATTTTTGTAACCTTATCATCTATCTCCGGTAAAAACGATTGGAGTTCTTTTTTTATCTCAATAGATTCCTTTTCGATAAATTCCTTTAAAGAATTTGTATTAGAAATGTTGTAGATGTACTTTTTGAGTAAACTTCTTTGATTTTCACTAAGTGTCTTATACTTTTTATTGAACTTTTCAACTAAAACCGTATAGGTAAGTAGTCTCAAATCCTTTTCTTGCTTTTTATAAGATTCTATAACATTAGTTCCCTTTCTCTTTTTATTACTAGATTTGGATATAATGTTTTCTATTATAGTAAATCTACTTTCAGTTTCTATTTTCGGATCTGAAATATGAATGGACTCAAAAAGCTTATAAATTGAAGCATGTACTTTATAGTTTGGAATTCGTGCTCTAAAAAAATCATTTACATCGTAATTATTTTTGATTTCTTTAACTAAATTATATTTTTCGTTTTTCAACTGTTTTTTATTAATTTTTTTATAAGTTTTAACAACAGCTTCTATTAAGTGATTAGCTTTACTATCGTTGCTATACTTTTCTGTGTTAAGGATTTTATATAATTCATACTCTTTACCTAATTGAGTGCTAGGTGAGAAGAATTTTTTTAACATAATAACTGCGTCTCCATCGTTATCATTGAGGACATCAACGGTTATCTGTCTCGTTAGTAGCTCAAAAAGAATACCTGTATTCTTAATCTTTGAGTGTTTTATTTTTGTATTCATTTACAAACTCCAATCGTTTCTATATAATACTTCATATATAAATATAAGTGTTATCAATTTTTATTAGTATTAAGAGAGTTAACTTCTGATTTATACTCTTTTTCAAGCTCACTACTCTCACTCAGAAGTGATTTTCCTGTATTTCCTAAGTGTTTCAATACATTTTCATATTTTGATAAAGATTGTGTACTATATGCTTTGTTCATATCATGTGCACCCAAAGGATCTCTACCTCTAGCACCACTATCTTTGGAGTATTTATTTGCTTCTTTCGGACGTCCAGCACCATCAAAACCACCTTCAGGTGAACCACCCTCATCATTTAATTCATGACCTGTTCTACCCATAGCTAAATCAGATGGTGTACCTTGGGATTGTCCACTTTTTGCTGGATCGTTACCTTCGGATTCAATCTGTTGTCTTCTGAACTTAGTCTTATAATCAAACACAATTTGTTTATCCATTTCTTTAATTTCTTCATCAGAAAATTTAAATACATTTTTGTATACCCATTCTGATGAAACTAATCCATCTCTGAGCATCGAATCAGCTAATGATGTTTTGTTATTCCATAATTCAATTTTTTCTTGTTCATAAATTGTAGATGGATTTGTCAAACTTAACTCAAAGTTTACTAAATCTTGGTCTCTAAATCCCTGTGCATATAAGTGAACTACTGCAATTTTTGATAATTCACTTGTAACTATTCTTTGTATTCTTTCTATAGTCCTTGCAAATCTAACATCTTCAGCAGCTAATGTAGCTTTAGAACCTAACCCCTCTTCGTATCCTAAGAAAGCTTTTGGAACATGTAATGATGCAAGTAATTTATTCTTTAAATATTCGATATCATCTACTGCATCGTATGATAAACCACTTAAAGTATCTATATTTGTTCCACTATCTCCGCCTCTTACAGGTAAGAAAAAATCTTCTGTAAGGTTCTGTATATTGTATCTTAAATTATAATCACCTGTTTTAGAATCCATAACTGGTGCTTTTTTCATTTTATTCATAGCTTGTTGCATGTAATTATCAACTTCAGCCGGTGGAATATTTCCTATATCTAATTTAAACACCCTCTTCTCTGGTGCTCTCATTATCCTATGTATTAACATAGCATCTTCCATAAGAGTCATTTGTTTCCACACCTTTCTACCACCTTCTAGTATAGACCTTCCATAAGGAACATAGTTGGAATCTGATAGTAATCTGAAATGTGCAACTTCATAGTTTTCAAACATGGTTGATTCCTTACCTTTAGCAGAGTGTCTTCCACTTTTACCGCCTGTTGATTGTGGAATGAATTCAAACTGAACTAGGTTGGGGTTTTCCATATCATGACCTTCATATCTAGCTGTATCATATGGTGATAAAGGCATTACATTGGTAACGCCGTATTTCTCATTTATATCTAATTTAAGAAAGAAGTCTCCGTACTTATTCATATTACGAATCCATGGCCAAAGATTAAATTCAATGTTAATTATATCGTAAAATAAGTTATGAAGTATGTCGTGAATATTATCATTTGAAGTTTCTATTGATAAAACTTTACCATATTCATTTTTCATTGTTGATTCATCTGAATAGATATCTAACGCTGAAGCAATAATAGCATCAGAATCCATAGATTCATAATCTCTGAACAGTCCCAATCGCATCTGCTGTACCTGTAATAATTCGTTATACCCATACTGTTGCATGTTAGAGTATAACTTCTGAAATCTATCAACAAGATTATTTTGAGTTACAGCTTGTAATTTTCCAGTATCAACAACTTTTAATTTTTTACCACCGACATTTCTAACAATCGCGTTAGTAGAAAATAATCTTTTCAATCTTCCTAAAAATGTTGTGTCTGCCATAGTTTATTCCTTATCCTAAGAGCCAATCTATTCTTTCTTTTTCACCATTAGGTCCCACTTCAATTTCCCAAGTGTCTTTATTTTCCTGTGGTGTTTGGGGTAATAATTGTGTAGAAACTCCGCTTAATGTCTTCTTCTGTAAGTCAATGCCCTCTTGTCTCAATCTAAGAGCGGTATCTCTTACCCACAAACATATAGCAAAACTCATCACTAAATCATCATTATACCCTTGCATAGCTTCGGCTTTATTGTTGTTATATATAAATACAAAAAGTTCATCAATTAATCGATTTGAACGAACAATTACTGACTTTTCTCTAAAATATTCTTCAAGTTTAGCAATTACTAATGGTCTTGTCTTCATTGTCATTGAAAAACCAGGTACCATATTTCTATCTTGAGTTCTATATCTATTATTAACTTGTTTTTCTGTATCAACATATTGTAAATCTTTACTTGTGTAAAAAAGGTTTTCATATCCTCTGTCTATCACCTGTTGTATTGTAGCCCAACCAATGTTATTATTTTCTATAACCAACAATGCATTGTTATACTCTGTGGCGACGTTGACTAACATATTACCAAAATCTTTTGTGGATAATCTACCTTTATATTCACCAACTTGCTCCATAGTCTCCACATCCATAACGTGAAATGCAGAGTAATCTGAGCCATCACCTCTACTTACATCCGCAGAAACTATATAATCTTTTGTATAGTTTGGTGATTGCCAAACCCAAAAATTACTATCCACTCCTCTTTTTTCCAAAGGGTTGTTTATATGAATTTCTTTATACTCTTCTAATATAATACCATCTATCACAGTTTGACCTGAAGTAATAAAGTCACAGTCACATTCTTGAGCTGCTAATGACGGACCTAATAGTTTATCTTGTTCCTTTCTCCACTCATCATTTCTTTCTGGATGTAAGTTCCAATGTAGCTTAATCCAATTCCAATCATTTGTTCCATCTTCCGCATCAACCCAAGTTCTATGAAACCAATTTCCAACACCATTAGGTGTAGATAGTGCAATACATTGTCCACCAGTAGATAATGTCTGTGAAGCAGCTGCCCATATCGGTTCAATCTTATCAATGAAAGCGGCCTCATCCAATATTAATAATGAAAGTGCCTCAGAACGACCAGAATCTTCTCCGCTTGAGACTGCTTTAATTTGTGAACCATTTTTGTATCTCAGAGATAATTTATTATCTTCAACACAATTTTGTTTCAACCAAGAGGGTAGGTTAGCATGCATCACTCTTACCTTTGTCACTAAATTTTTTGCGGTATCTTGTTTGGTAGCAATTACCAATATATTTTTATCCTGTCCAAATGTCATCATCCATAAAGAGTATCCAGCAGTTAAAGTTGATAATCCTAACTGTCTTGCTTTTAATATCACATTAAATCTATGCTCCTCAAATGTATTCAAAGTATTTTCTTGAAAATCCCACAAGTGAAATGGTACTTTACCTTTCATTGGGTGCTGTACTACACAATACTTTTTTAAAAAGTATGATGGGTCTTGTGCACACTTTAAATATTCTTTTTTTATTACTTCTTTTAACGGAGCAGGTTTCATTATATCTTTCCTAAAATAAACCCAATACCTAACCAAAGATATGTATTTTCATACCATTTTGGTTCAAGTGTTTTAATAAGCTCTTCATTTGTCTTTTCACGTTCCTTCAATAAAGTGATTTGTTTACTCTTTGCTTCTGATAGGACTTTTTCTACTTCAGCATACTCTTCTAATTCTTCAATGAATTCATCAGTTTCAGAAAGCATAACTTTGTAATCCTCTATCAATGAATCTGCTTTAGCTAACTTACCTTCCCATTGTGCATCACGTGCTTTTAACATTTCTAATGCTTCATCGTATGTAAATGATGTTGGTTTCTTACCACCCTTTTTTATTTCTTGTCCATCTAATATAGATAATGCAAGAAATGCTATTAAAAAATACCTCAACATCATTTACTCTTTGCGAATTTTCTTAAAAATTCTTCTGCTGATTCAACTTCATCATTTTCATAAACCTCTTCCATCTTTTTAGTTTTCTTTTTAGATATAGTTAATTTTCTTTTAATATTTCCTATCTCTCTTTTCGATGCTTTCTTTGCGGTTTCTAATTCTTTGATTTGTTTTTCAACTTTCTTTTCTTCTTTTTTGTTTTCATCAATAACTTTTTTAAGTTTTTGAACTTCTTTACTCTTTACTTGCTTTGCAGCAAAAAGTCCACCGACTACTCCAAAAAATGCTAATATAACTTTCCAAAGCTTCATCTTTCATTCTCCAATTCATTTAGGGTTTCTGTAAATTTATCTATCGCTTCATCCGCCATAGATTTAATTTTTTCTTCATCTGTATTCCATTTTTCCTTTTCGAGCTCAGGAAAATTAACACCTACGTTATTATACCATTCTGGTGCTTTCATATTTTTCCATTCTTTAATTATTTCTATTTGCTCTTTTAAAAATGAAATTTTATTTAATCTTACTTTATTCTTTTCCCAATCATCATACTCACCATTCAATCTAAGTTTATGCTCAAATTTTATTTGACAATCAAAGCAATGATTATAAATATTCCACATTTTACTATCCAGCCTTTTCTTCATTACCTTATCACACTTAGGACAGAAAAGTGGCATTCTAGCATCAGCCATAATTTCTGACATTTTGCTTATTCTATCACCGGTTGGTTCTTCTTTTCCTTTGTAACCAACCATTACTCTTTTTTCAGGTTCTTTCCCTGACAGTAAATCTGATAAAACTTGGTTTTGTCTTTCGGATTCTCTACTGTATCCCATAACCTACTCCTATACGAATTTTAACATTCCCAAAATTTGATTAGCTGGTGCAAATGCTCCTGTGTATTTATAAAGCTTTCCTTTATAAACAAATGTAATTCCTTCGGATGGTACTACAGCATTCAAGCCACCTAAAGCTTTTAATCTATCTAATTGAACTTTTAATGTATTCAATACTTTTGGGTCTTTGGATTTTTTAACTTTATTAATTGTAGATATTAAATCTTTTCTAATTTTCTGTGCAGCCTCTGATGGATTAGCTGCTATAAAGTCACTCATATTTTTAAGTATCTCAGCACCTAACTCAAAGAATAAAACTTCCCAATCTCTGATATGTTCTTTTTGTAACTTTGCATGATTCATTTTATCCGTACTCAATACCCAATCTAAAAATTTAGGATAATCTTTTAAGTCTTTTCTAATTTGTGGTATCTTATATGATTTATCAAAGAATGCCCATCTCTTAGTTAGTTTCATTAATACTCTATTATCAGGATGTTTATAATCGGTTTGTTTACCACCATTATATATGTATTCCATCCAATACGCTTGATGATAGTCAGCTAAAGTATCGGTATCTTTTAACTTATATTCACTTTGTAGTTTTTTCAACTTACCTAAAAAGTAACTCTGTCTTTTACTGAAATCTTTTACCTGTGGTAAATTTGCTACAAAAGGTTTTGTAATTGTATAAGTCTTCTGTATATCTTGATTAATTTGTTTTATCATACCGGCTAAGACGCGTGCACTTTCTCTATTCTCACCTACAGGTGAACCAAATTCATCATACTCAATTGTTCCATGAAATTGAAGTAATGATTTATCATAAGGTATGACATTAGATGTAGCAGGATACATGACCTCTAAAGACATAAATCTCTTACCTTCTCCAAATATCTTATCCTTTTGTTTTTTACTTAGACTTTTTAATGCTTTTGATAAATCATTCATCGCAGTAACAAAAGCTTTTTCAATGTCACCTCTACCAGAAAACATATTTTTTATTCCATCAGTATCTAATGCGTTAGCACCAAAATTTTTGATATGTCCTTTGTTTCTGGCAGCGATAAGTTTATCGTTTTTCCAACTTATCATTATATTTTGTCCATCAGTTTTTTCTGTAACCGGTCCTTCTTTATCAAGTTTACCTTGTAACGTATTAATAATTAGTTTCTTAAAATCTGAAAACGTAAGTTTTTTATCATCAAATGGATGATTGAGATGTCCGTACGCACCTCCCTCTAAAAGTAATTCTTTTTTCCACCATTCTTTTGAAAAAGTTTTTTCTTCTAAAAATTCCATATTATCTAAATCTATAGTATCTAAAAAGCTACTGTCGATATCCGCACTCGCACCAGCTGCAAATACACTACCGATAATATTATCCATAGCAGCAGATGTACCCATCCAATCTACAATTTGCCATCCTAAAGGTCCTACGACATCATTTAAATGTTTTTTATATTTATTAACGGCTTTAGTTGAGCCACTTTGCTCACCATGATCCATATAAGTAAGAGGAACTGAATTGTAATGTTTTTGTCCTGGTCTACGTCTTTTATGAATATCATTAGCTTTAGCTACATTTTCTTCCGGCTTAATAATATTATTCCTTACAACATAATCTACAATTTTCCAACCTTCCTTTTTATAAATACTTTCCAACCATTCCTTTGATGTTTTTTCGTATGCATTCAGAGTTTGATAATATGTGGAAGGACCGTCATCAAGATTACCCTTTAAAGAATCACTATACTCAAATAAAAATTCCTTAATTAAATCATCGGATATATTAATATTTTCAAATAGTTTTTTAAATTTATTTGTCATCATATTATACACACCTTTATCAAAGTATTTGAATGTGCTTTTAAATGTTCTCTGTCTTTGTTTATCATTATATTTCGGATTACCAAGTAAATCTCTCATCTTTGTACCACTAAGATTACCTTGCTGTGGTGCTGTAAGAATGTATCCATGATTATCAAATCCTTCTAACTTATTTTTACTTTTCAAAAAGTCTTGATAGTATGTTTTACTACCATCTTTTTTCTTACCGCCTTTTAATCTACCAGCATCCTTCTGACCGAAAGCATATACAACAGCTGTTGTTTCAGGATTAAACTTTTTCAAAAGATTAATCGCTACATATGGTGTTTTTTCCTGTATGATTCTATTCTTAGGTATACCCATCTTTACCATATGCCTAACCTTCTCTTTAAAATCCATTGGATGTCTTGGTGGCTGTTTAATGTTAGATGTAGTTATATAAGCTTCATCCACCTTAGATGCTAACCATTTATATGTTGCTAAATGACCAGGATGAAAAGGTTGAAATCTACCACCGAATACACCGATGGTTTTTTTAATTTCTTTCTGTTCGTTTACTTTTTTGTAACCACTACCATAAGGTACAGAGGTGTTACCTTTTTTCTTCATCTTCCTTACCATCTTACGACTTGGTGATGGTAATATACCAGCAGGTGCTCCGAACTCTTCGTTCTTAGCTTTTGTCTTCTTCTTCATCTTATTGATGTATGCTCTATAGACAGCAGCTTGAGAAGCCTTACCCATTTCTTTAGCTCTTTGTTCCATAGCAACAGCAGCTTGTATCTTATGTGCGTGAGATTTACCACTTCCGTTTATTTTACTGACAGATGCTTTAGCATCTTTTACTGTAGCAAACTTCAACCCTTTTATTGTTCCCTTTGGATTTTCATCTGTATATAAGTCTGAATGATTTGGTGAATTTCTATGCTGTCCTTTCTTACGAGGTTTTCGTGCAGCTTCCTTTACCATTCTAAACTTTAGTGCTGGTCTACCATTTATTAGTAAGTCTCCCTTATCATTATAATCAACAGACTTTACTACTACTTTTTTATTTTTGAACTTACCCATCAAAATAGTATCGCCGATTTCTACAGGTAATTTAATACTTTCAGCCATTTTTACTTTTTTCATCACAGATGGTAAATCCATCTTTTTAATAGATTGTTGTTTTTTAATCCAATCTTTTGCAATTTTATTTTTAGGTGGTTTCTTCAAAAATTTATTTAATCCTTGATTAACTAACATTTTAAATTTCTTTTCTGCTTCTTTAGCTGAAAGGAATTTATTATTATCGACTATAAGAAAGTTAGAACTTCCAAATAAACCTTGAAAAAATGCAAGATTATTTTGTACATCCTGCCAACTCTTTCTCACAATAGTTTCCGGTAACGCACGATCTCTTTGTTCATTTCTTTGCATTGCAATATCTAAACTCGTATTTACAAACACCATATATGAATCATAACCCAAATCCATTAATTTTTTTCTTTTTTCTTTAACGGATTTAAATTTATGTCCGGTCCCATCTATGATTACACCTAATCTACCCTCTGTGTATAATCTCAATCTTTCCTGACTTAAACTCTTTGCATAAGTTCTCAAACCACTATAATTATCATATCCAGGATCTGTTAACTGTTTGAATAAATCTGCGGGCATATTATCTAAATCAACAGTACCGAAATACTTTTTTAGTAGCATCTCAAGTTCTGTATCTTGGTTTACCATTTTTAAACCTGTTTTCGATACATTTATCTTTTCTGGTATACCAAATAGTTGTTGTGCAACATACGATTTACCACTACCAGGTCCTCCTGCCAAAAATACAGCTTTAAAGATACCTGGATCTCTAACACCTTCGGTTAAAAATGGTTTGACGAGAAATTCTGTTAGTTTATCCATAATAATAAATATCCCTTAATTTTATTTTATCAAATTATTTCCATATCCACATCTATAGAATCATAATCAACACTATAGTATCCATCGGATTCTAATATTACACTATCGTTAAATCCTAACTCTAATAAATCTTGTGCCATCACACCTTTATAAGTAGTGTTTAAATCTTCTTTATAGTTAAATAAATATATTGGTATATTCATATCACTATATCCAATTCTATCAATATTGGTTTTAAGTCTACTATCAGAACGACCTTTTGGCGGTCCACCAGGTCCAGGAGGTGGAGGAGGTGGAGGAGGTGGAGCAGATGCTACACAGTTAACAGTCATAGTACGGAAAGCAGAACCCAATTGGAGTATAACGTTTCTGTTAAAACTTCCAGCTGACATACTACTATCTGCTTCAAACTGAAATATCATAAAAATTGTATCTCCAAAAGCTCCAGCTAGGGTTACACTATTAGTTGTTCCTTGTACATTGTCTGGTGATGGGTTACTTGTCAAACTAGCATTCCATCTAAAAACACCATTACCGCTATTACCGGTAACTGTAATTACCGGATCATACTGACCGGTAGTGTTTATTGTATTAAAATTATACTCTGCCTCTAGTACACTAGTACTTGTTCCCGTTGAGGACAATGGTGGTACAGGAATTAGTTCTGTTATTGTTGGATTGGAAGGAAAGGTAGTAATTGCAGGTAAGTGACTTATCTGTCCACCATTAAAATTTTGTGTATCACTATATGAACCGGTATCACCACCAGTACCAACTGCTTGTATCCACCAATACTTTGTATCAAAGTTACTTAAATCATCAAATGTTTGTGATGTACCAGTTACACCAGTAAGAGTAGTGGCCGCATTATTTATATCAGTGCTAGTTCCATACTTTATATTATAGGATGAAGCACCACCACCTGGTGCTGCCCAATGAAATCTACCCGTAAGTTCTTCTTCTCCAGCGATACCATTAACACCATTATTATCTTGAAGTACAGACGAGGATAGTGATGTTGGAATGCTAGGAGCAGTGTATCCTCTTAGAGTATTTGAACTAACACCTGAGTTATTACTATTATCCTTACCAAACATCTCTATTAGTATATTTTGATTAGCACTAACAGAAAGAGTAGTTGTAGTAATGGGTGGGGTAATAAAAGTATCGCTACCACCACCAACTGTAAAGTCACTATCTCCTGAACCATCTACAGTTTGAAATTTGTTAGGAGCAGTACCAGAAAAACCATTCACATTTAACGTAGTACCACTTGAACCCGCGTGTTGAGAACCATTTACATCTATAATTGTTACAAAAGTTTTAGTAGAGTTTGAAGCCTCAGTATAGTAAAATTTTATCGTAGTGGTTGAAGGTGCAACATATCTCAAATTACTTGGAGAACCAACACCTACTTTATCATGATCGTAACTATACCATTCCGACATAGCGTGTGGAGTACTTTCATCTGGTCTGTTTGCTTCAGCATTAATTACATTTATTGTAGCTACAGTACCATCAGAAAGATTTGATAATGATATGTTTGTAGCAGAACCACCATCAGCATAATCATTTTCCGTTACTTCATTTGAGATTGCAAGTAAAGATAATGGACCAGTACTAGGAACTGCCATTTTTCAACTCCTTTACTTCAGACTTTAAATCTTCTATTTGCTTTTGTTGTTCTTTCATACCCTCAATTAGTAAACCAACCATCTTTTCATACCTTACTCCTTTGTAACCATCTTCTCTATCTTTTACAACTTCAGGCATTACCTTTTCTATATCTTGTGCAATTACACCAACATCATGTCCTTCATACTCATGTATATCTTCATTTCCTTCTTTCCAATCAAACTCCACACCTCTGATTTGCTTAACCTTTTCAATTGGATTTTTAATTAATTCTATATTTTCTTTCAACCTTTTATCGGAAGAGTGAAATGCTGTAACATCACCGGTAGCAGTTAGAGCACCAAAAACATCTACACCAGCAGTATCTACTTGAAATCTTTTTGTACCACTTACAGCTATTTGAATTTTGTAGGCTGCATCTGAAAATATTCCAGTATCATCTCTTCCATTGCCATGAATTACAGATCCTTGACTACTTATCCCACCATTAAAAATAATAGCAGGAGTTGATTCATTATTGTACTGACTACCACCTACACTAATTCTAGATGGAGTAATCATACCATAATCTGCCTGTGAACTATGTCCTCTTGATGATGATAAGAAAGCACCTGCAATTGTCATTGCATTAGTACTATTATCACCCAAACCTTCACCTATTATACCATATATCTGGTCACCTTCATCTAAAGCACTAGTGCTACCTTGTGTTACTGCTGAAAATTTTGCTGTTGAAGTTTTACCAAAGTTTCTTTTGTTATGAACCAATATATTATTTGCAAAGTAGTTTTCGTTTTTAACTACATGAAAGTTGTAAGTGTGTATTTCATCTGTTACTTTAGTTACGGACTTAATTTTAGTCTCAATACCTTCGGATGTTAAACCTATATCTCCAACTGAAAGCTGTTCTACTTCTAGTTTATACTTCTTATATGTTTCTATAGGATCGTAAGAAGCATAACCTTTTCCAACTACCCAATAAGGATTTGTGAATGTGTTATGATTTATTATTCCATTTTCAAATTCAATTATAATGGTATAATCATCATCTTCTCCAGTGTGAATAGTATCGTAAGCATATGCCACTTCTTCAGATATAATTTGATTTGAAACAACGTCATAAGTTTTTACTAAATCACCCACAACTATATCTTCAATGTTTTTAGTTGAGCCATTAGCCATTAGTATTTGTGTTCCAGCGATAAAACAATCAGATTCGACAGGTCGATCAAATGCACTTGATAAAGTTACACCTGCTATAGAACTTAAAGTTGAATTAGAACTATCGGCACCAGTTCCAAGATTAAAGTCTGTTGTAATCTCAACAAAAGCGTTACTAGCAGTTATAGAGGCAAAACTAGACCCTCCTAGCATATCAAAAGCAGCTTCATTTGCAGCTGCTGGAACTGAGTTTCTTGCGATAACCATACCAGGTGTAGTACCACCGGTTTGATGTAGTACAAATCTGGAATTAGTACCAGCAATCATTTCTATACCACTACCAGTTATAGAAGTTGCAGTAAGACCAAATCCACCAATAGCACCAGCACCTGCAGTCACAGTACCTGTCATACTGACATCACCATTTGCAGCAATTGTTACGTTTTGAGTATTTGATGTACCAAGTGTTATTGCACCTGATGATATTCTAAGAGCACTTTTATCTGTTGCACTATTTCCAATTATTATACTTGAACCAAAATCTGATACAACAACTCCACCTTGCACAACACTAAAACTATCGGCATCCATTTGTACATAATCATCGGAAGCACCACCGTAAACTTTTACACCATTTGAATCTATGTTTACATATTCATTGTTACTTGTATTACCAATGGTGGTTGTAGCACCAAAAGCAGCTTGTGTCACACCAGCTGCAACAACATCGACACCATCTGATTTTACATCCACATAATCATCTACAGCAGCACCATATATTCTAGCACCAGCTCCATGTAAACTTATGTTACCTATCACAGCACTTGGAGTATTTGCTGACGAAGGACCTGTAGCACCCTTTCCAATATTTATACCATCGCTTGTTATGTGTAATGTTCTTACACTAAAGTCTGAACCACCATAGAGAGAAATTTCATCTGTAAATTTAGCCGACCTATTACTAGCATGACCTGAATGGATATAGAAACCATCAGATGCTATCTTAACAAAATCTGTATTATTATCAAATACAAAAATACCAGTACTTGGATCTATTCGAATAACATCATCGGTAGTACTTACCGATACATCAGCACCTGTAGTACCACCAAGTGCAATTTTACCCGTATTATCTATAGCCACTCTTTTGTAAGCTGTACCAGATATCTTACCTGAGTACATCGATATCGCAGTAGAGGAAATTTCAGTTCTAGCATCTGCTGCTAAACCAATTCTTGTTGTAGTGCCATATGATGCGAGACTTGTACCAGCACCTGTGTTCAATGACATTCCATCTGATGTCAGCGATACCTGAGTAGACATATTTCCTGATGCTTCTGTTAAACCTGCGACATCTGATGCAACAGAACCACTCAATGTACTTACATCTGAAGGTGTAGCAAATCCCGTACCGCTTGTTATGGTTATCTGACCTGAAACTGATAGGGAATTACCATCCCATACTAATTTATCACCAAGTGAAAATCTTCCACCACTATCCATAAAGAATGGTGTATTACCATCACCATGTGTGCCTGTACCACTAAACATTGAACCGGTAGCTAATGTAGTACCACCTATCTTACCACCTTTAAGTAATACAGTAGAACCTGTAATCTGTCCATTGCTTCTTAGTATAAGATTACTATTTGAACTACTGACGGTAGTAGCACTTATTCCAAATCCACCTATTGCACCAGCAGTAGCTGTAACAGTACCAGTTAGTGTTGCACTGGTTGCAGTCATATTACCGCTTGCATCTAATGAGAAATTACCGGCATTAACTGTAAAATGATTTCCATCAAATTTTATAAATTTAGAAGCATTTCCTACATTAAATTTTGCAACACCACCATCCAATCCTAAGAAACCACCTGCAGTATTATCTCCAAAACTTGTCTTTTTAACATATAGTCCTTCTGCATTTCCTGTAGATATTAATGCGACATCATTTTTAGAAAACGAAGTTGTTGAAATTGTCCACCCAGCAATTTGATTTGATGCACCTAATGAAACTAACAATTGAGGGGTAGAGTTGTATATTTCTAAATTTGTACCGTCAAATTGTAGCCTTTGTGCACCAGCTTTACCAACTCTAAAGTTATTTGTTGCTGCAGATGATAAGAAAAATCCATCACCTGTTGTAAAGTTTGTTGCACTTCTTATTTGTGGAGTGCCACTATTATTTTCTATAGCAATAGCACCATCACCTAATGTTATAGATTTAGCATTAGAATCAATTACTACATCTGTAGATTTTTTTATACTATTGGTGGATATTTCCCAACCAGCTGCTGTTAGAGTATTATTGATAAATGAAAAATTTGCACCGACAAAGAATGTTGGAGTAGCAGAAGCACTTACATAGAATAAATTACTTTGTGCTGTCGCGTGTGTTTGATGAGCATTAGCTCCAAGAGCAATTGTGGCTTGGTTTCCATCTATTCTAGCAACTGTTCCACTCTTTAACTGACCAGGCACTAACTCCCAACCCGCAAGTTTCGCTTTATTTGCAGTTATCAGTATAGAAGCACTATCTTGACTACCCGAAACAGTTCCACTTCCACTAAATACAGCAAATCCATATGGAGTTTGGTCAGTTCCATCGTGTAATGGTAATTTACCTAATACTAATTTAGGTTGAGCTTCATTTACACTACCAGTCCAAATCGTTAACGATTGTGATATAGAACTTAATCTAACACTACCAAAAGTATTATCACTTTGAATATTACCAGGTACTAAATCCCATCCAGCAAGTTTTGCCTTATCTCTTGTTATCAAAACATTATATGTTAAATCATTTGTTATGTCAGCATCAACTGTACCTGTAAACACACCGAAACCATATCTGTCATCAGAAGAACTACCATTCACTCTTGGTAACTTTCCAACAACAACCTTTGGTCTTGCATTGTCAATGGAGCCTGTAAAAATCATTAAGGATTGACTGTTTGAAGATAATGCTACACTACCATCTTGATTATCTGATTTGATTGCACCTGGCATAATATCCCAACCAGCAATCATATTAGCACCTTCACCTAGTTCAACTAAACGATTCTCATCGTTAGTCGCAGCACCATCAAATATCTTCAATCCATAAACAGTACCACCATCAACCTCACCTAAGTAAATTCTATCAGCAGTACCATCAGTAATCGTAATTCTTTTTGCAGATGCATCTAACGTAATGATTCCCTCTGAACTACTGATTGCAGTATTACCTATACCCCAAGTACCTATGTTACCAGTTTTTGCATTTATTGCACCCTCGAGATAAGCAGAACCTGATGCCCATAATCCAAACTGATTCGATAAAGTTCCAAATCTTGGAGATGTGATACCTGCAAGATTACCCATACGAACAACTGCAGAACCACTTGCGGCATTTACATCAACAAAAGGACTGTTAGGTGATGATGCATCAATTGCAACCGTACCACCACTAATTCTTGCAGCAGTACCACCAACGTTTAAATTACTTAGATTACCAGCAACATTATCGACATTATATTGTGTAAAACCACTCTGAACTGAACCACCTGTTATTGGACTTCCGTTGATTTGAAATCTTACCGCATTTATTGTTCCATTATCTTGTGCGTCTTTGAATAGTAGAATTTGGTCATCACTAAATGTAGCAGACTTATCATCCTCAAATGTTACTGTACCCGTACCTGTTGTACCGGTTGAGCCTGATATAACACCGCTATCTGAAATAAATAAAATACCATTAGTCGCTTTAACAACATCCTTTTGAAAGATATGTGTTCTTAATGTATTTCTAACAACAATATTATCAATTTCTAACAAAGTTCCATCACTACCATTATCATCTATTCTAAATCCATCACCGGTTATACCTGATATAAAAGTTGAAGTACCTAAAGTCTTTGTATCTGAAAGAGCAAAGTCTTGATGGGAAGTTGTTATGGTATTACCTAAAGTTAGTTTATTTGTACCAGCTCTTTGTAATACTAAGTCTTCATCGTATGATGATACTAGTCCGGAATCTACAATTACTTTTTTATTAAAATAGAATTGTGCCCTATCAGTTTCAATATGTGCATAACTGGTATTTTGTGGTCCTATTTGTATATAGCCGGAATTTGTTTGAATCTTGACGGAATTTCCCCCACCTTCAAGTATTCTTGTATTAGAATCAACTAGCCTTACTTCTCCAAATGTTACTGTATCTGTGGTTTCAACATCTTGATTCATTGCGAATAATTCATTTGCACCTTGTCCAGTATCTACTGTTGCAAATGTTACAGCATCACTAGTCCTAACGTTTTGGTTCATCAGATGAACTTCAGTTGCACCTTGACCAGTATCTACAGTTGTCGAAGTTAAAGCTGCTGTTTCAAGAGGTGCTGCCGTAATTGTTAAGTTTCCTGTACTAGCACCAGTTGCAGTTGTTGTACCAACTAAAAATCTATCTGCTGATTCATCCCATACGAATATAGCATTATCACCAGTTGAACCTCTTTCAATTACTATTCCTGAATCATTTGCGTTTGAACTGGCACCGTTATTTAATTCTATTAAATTATCAGAAACTACCATATTTGTAGTAGCAACAGTTGTAGTAGTTCCATTTACTGTTAGATCACCTGTTACTGTTAGATCACCTTGAACTGCTGCATCGTCGTGAACTGTTAAATATGGATTAGTTCCGATAGTAATACTATCTGTACCACCAACACCAATGACTACTGCTGTAGCAGAATCAGTTGCTCTAATTTTAGGATTTCCTCCAGTATGAGAATATATCTCTAAATTTTTGTTATCACTTCTATTTTCAACTCTTATTCTAGCATGTTGGTGGGAATCAAGCATGATATTTGCATCCCAATTTGAATCATTATTTGGTGTACTATCCCCAACATACAAGAAAGGTGCACCTGCAGTTGTACTAAAAACACTTAATAAAGCTACACCGGGATTTGTGGTCCCGATGCCGACAGTGCCACCAGTAAAATAAGATGTTCCATTACTATGTATTTGTACTTTTCCAACATCTGCCTTTAATAATTGTATATAACCATCATCAGCACTACCATTTGCTATTCTAGCAACAGCATTTACATCTCTAACTTCAATACCATCATAATCCGTTGTTGTTTCTACTACGAATTTTTTACCTGGATTTGTGGTCCCGATACCGACATTACCCATAGCAACTAAAGCTGGTCCTGTACTATCTTGTTTGATTTTTAAAGCTGTTGTACCAGTTGCACTTGCATGGTCGTTTACTATTTCAACCAGATTCCTTGTACCTGTGTCTGAACTATTTGAACCTAAATACAAAATTCTTCCAGTTGTTAAACTATTTGCTCCATCTACACTTAAAACAGAACCAGCAGTATTAGTTGGTTGAGGTATGTAAATACTTGAGTTTGTAGTTGCTTCTGAATCTATATAAAGTGCTGCATTATTACCATCTTGGTCTATTTCTAAACCATACTGGCCTTGATCTTGTTCAATTTTTATTCCAGATATTGCTCCAGTTGCATTTTTTACAGATAATTTAGCTGCAGTAGGATTGGTGTCTCCGATGCCGACATTATCTGTATTGTAGTAAATTTTATTACCATTAGTACTCCAAACACTTGAACCACCACCACCACCAGAGGTTACCGCACTTCCATTTAATGTTATTGAACCACTAACATCAATTGA